GAACAACGGCTATATATGCGGGGGTTACATGGCGCGACGTAACGACGGCATTCCTTCAAGTTTTATGGTCGCAGCGCACAAAATCGAGGTTGTAACGGTTCCCGTTAAGAAGTGGAAGCACGGTAAAAACTGTGTGGGAATGTATTTGCCGAATGAATATCGCATCGAAATCATTGGATCGTTAAAAGGGTCGAACAGGCAGCAGACATTCGTTCACGAATTACTGCATTGCATCACTGACATTGCTGGTTATCACGAACTGTGCAGCGATGAAGTCTTTATCGATTCGACCGCGCATCTATTAGCGCAAGCATTAGTCACGTTCGAGCCATCTACTTATGACAGACCGAAGACCTAAAAACCTAATATCGCAAGACGTATACGAAGCGTTTTGCCGAAACGACAGAAACGTATCGGCAACCGCCCGCGAATTAGGACTTCACCGCCAAACCGTAATTTCTCACGTTGATCGAGTGGAAAACGGCGACACGCGCAAGATTAAAGGCGACAACGAACTAATCTACCTTCGCCAACAGATAAAGCAGTTACAGAAACAGCAATTAACCGACGAAGCGGTACGCGCCGAACTGCTAAAGGTAGCCGCAGCCACGCCGAAAACGCCGGACTGGTTAACCAAGCCGAGCAAACCCGCAACCGACCTTATGGGTGTGCCGACGCTGTTTGCGTCCGACTGGCACTTTGGCGAGGTTGTAAGGCCAGCCGAAATCGGCGGCGTGAACGAATACAGCATGACGATAGCGAAGGAAAGAGCGCGAACCTTTATTAACGTCGCCATCGACCTATTGCGTAACCACTTGCGCGGCAAGTATCCCGGCGTGGTTTTCGCGTTGGGTGGCGATATGCTATCCGGCGACATTCACGAAGAACTGTCGGAGACTAACGAGGTTCCGACCATGCCCGCGTTGCTGGAGTTGGTCGGCGTGCTGGCGTGGTGCATTCGCACGCTGGCGGACGAATTCGGCAATGTGTTTGTGCCGTGCGTCACTGGCAACCATGGTCGGACCAGCCGCAAGCCACGCGCCAAGCGGCGCAATCACACTAATTTCGATTGGTTGCTGTACCAACTGTTGCAGCGGTACTTCGACAACGATAAACGCGTGACCTTCCTGATTCCAGAGGGGCCGGACGCGTACTTTATGATTCACAGCACGCGCTACTTGCTAACCCACGGCGACCAATTCCGGGGTGGCGATGGCATGATCGGCGCACTAGGACCGATTAGCCGGGGCGATAAAAAGAAACGCGCACGCAATGGACAAACCGACCGGTCCTTCGACGTAATGATGTTGGGTCACTGGCATCAATACATCCACCTAACGCGGTTCGTGGTGAATGGATCGCTGAAGGGCTACGACGAATACGCCGACGCTAACAACTTCGACGTAGAGCAAGCACAACAAGCCATGTGGATTACGCATCCACAACACGGCATCACGTTTCGTATGCCGATATTCGTACAACGCAAAACGACTACGGAAAAAACAGAATGGGTGTCCTTACCCAAGAGCAACTAGACGAACTGGCGTACTGCGAACACGACCGTTGTCAGAATTGCCATTTTTTCAAGTACCGCAACGCGGCGTTTTGCTGCACGCATCCAGCCGTGAATGGCCCGCTCGACGGCGAATGCAAGTGCGAAGGGTTGCTGTTTATTTCTTCACGACCTTACGCACTGGAGCATTGCGCCGACTAGCCGACTTCGGCGGTTCCGGCTTTTGCGATTCGATTCCCGTAACAAGCGTTTTTAGGTAGGCCCAAAACGCAACGAACTTCGCTTTAATCGTTCCCATGTGTCACCTATCTAGTGTGTCCATCGGGTGCAATTCATCTTGCGGTATCCAGTACGCCGGTCGATTGTGGCCCCTATCGCCCCAAAACCGCTCGACCTTACCTTCGACCGCATCAATCCAACCGGCCAGTCTATAAACGCCGTACTTGCCAATAACCAGCACAAAACGCCGGTCCGGGTCTTCGTCGTGCAGGATAAGACAGCCGTTCGGGTGCGGAGTGTACCGCACGTCGAATGATCCAGCGTCATTTGCCCGGATGCGTTCCGCACCGGTCCAATAAATGCCGAACGCTTTGCATACGGCCATTTCCGCGCAGCAACCTTCTATATCCTGTTCCCAACGGTTGTTATCGGGTTGCCCGTGCGTCCGTTGTGCATTTGCCGAGATAGCACGCACGCGACGTACTACCCCGGCATTAGCCGCCAGCATTATTTCCTGTGCTGACAGTTGGACCAGCATTAGCGGGTTTGTATTTCCTTGCCGTGATACTGGCGCTGTCCCGTTTGCCAGTCTTTCAGCAACTTGCGAAGCATTTGGTTTTCTTCATCCAGCGCAGCCACGCGGCCATTAAGAAACTGGATTTCTTCGCGCTGACGCTTGATCACAGCGTCGCCCCAAATCAATTTACTATCCATTGCGCGACCTTCCACGTTACTCCAACAAAAATACCCGTGACGATTGCAAGCAGGACGGTTCCGCCTATCCCAACAATCACGGTTGTTACCTTGTCTTTCGAATCTGTATTCATAAGAGTTGCCGACTACGCGCACGGCGTCGGCGTACCGCTAGGGGGGCGTGGCGCGATCACGCGTTAATCAAAACGGAATTTCGTCGTCGAATTCTGGATCGACAGCCGGGGCCGCTTTCGGAGCCGGAGCCGCGTTAGACTCGCCAACGGGTTTGTACTTCACGCCGAAATACTTTCGTCCGTCCTTGGATTCGTTAACCCACGCATCGACGTAGTATTCGACGCCAGCGATAACCGCTTTGCCGCGATAGTCGGCGTCCTTTTTACCTTCGCGTTTGCGGTCATTCTTAAACAACGCGCCGCTATTGTCTTTCTTTTCCATTATTCAACTTCCACCGTGATTGCTTCTAACTCCGACTTGCGCCGGTCCTTTGCTTCGTTCAAGCGGCGTTCTAAATCGCCGTCTTTCGCTTTTTTGGCGGCTTTAATCGAGGCAATGTACGCATTCTTTAACGCGTCCAAATCTGCCGCAGCCATGATTGCGTCGACCGGATCGACTGCCGTTTCCATTTCCGTATACGCCACTGGCGTACCGGCCATGTCGCGCACTTCCTCGACCGTATAGGTTCCGACCGTGACGCCGGGATATACCGTGCGGACCCCTTCGCTAATCACGCGGGCTTTCAGCATAGCGCGTGGGAACTTTGCCCACGTCGGATTATTGGCAACACCCGCACGCTTGGCGCGTTCGATGGTCCAGTCGACAACGACCGAACCACCTTGCGGGTGCGAAAACCGTGCAGATACCTTTTCGTCCGTGAAGTCGAGCCATTCGACGCGACCGCCCGCAGTCTGAAAACGGGCCAGCATTGCATCCGACTTTAACGCCGGTTTGCCGTTAATAACGTGGTAGTCACGCGCCGCAATAGCCGGGTGCAAACCTTCCGCTTGCGCGATAAGCATTAACGACATGGCCTGTTCCGGCGTTCGCACGCCAAACATTCCCGACTTTGCCACGGCAACGGCCATGGTCTGTATATCGTTTACCGAGACGATTGCATTAGACATTTTGAATTTCCCGTAGTTTTGTAACCATTAAATCGACTTCAGTTAGGAACTGGTCGACGTTTTCTTCGATGCTGGCGATCAGTTTGTCGTCGCGTTCGATTCGTTGAACGTACAACTTCAAACCTTCCGGCATTCGCGGATCGTACGAAATGAAATCCGCGTAACTTCGATTGGTCACATATAAGTTACCTTGGATTTGGTACGCGTGTTCGTCCGGCATCCCGTTAAGGATGGTGCGAACGTGTATGCCACTTGACCACGGGCATTTGATTTCGATTAGCCCGTCTTTGCCAACCAAGCCGTCCGGCGATCCGCCGAACATCCGTTTTTCGTGGACCCACAAGCCGGTTTCCTCGACTTCGATTTGCCGCGACCATGCGTACTCGACGCGTGCAGCCGGTTCGTTATCTGTGCCGTGTTGCATTGCCGAGTTGGTAAAGTGCGGGACAGGTTGGCCGGTCAATCGCTCCGTTACGATTTCAATTAAGTAACCATCACGCGCAGCCGACGACTTACCGGACTTCAAAAAATCGCATACGTCTTTAAGCCGCGACGACGTAACGCGACCCACGCGGGCAGACAACCAGTCGCCCGAACCCTGTTGAACGTCAATTAGCCTATTCATAGTCACCGCCTAACCGACCCCGGCGGCACTTCCAATTCGGAGGCGGGACCGACGACCAGTCGTAATCCCGAAGCATTTTCTTTTCCCGTCTCGCCGCCCACAGTGCAATTAACAGCACTGTTCCGACGATTAAGATACTCACGATATAACGCATACTTTGATACCACCCTAGTCGACCCGTCTGGATCAATCACCGAAACGAATTCCGACAGGTTCAAAAAGAATTCGTCTTCGTGCATTGCTGCTACTCCGTGTAGTGCGTGTTCGGGTTGTCGCACGACTTACCGTCGCACGGAACGATGATCCCGGCGACGATTAACAGAATCAGTAATCCGATTGCTTGCGGCAACCAATCGCGTTTTGTGTATTTGCGTTGCATGACTATTGCTCCGAAAGAAGGGGCGGCTTATGCCGCCACCTCTTTGTGAAATGCCTTACGTACGCATGATTCTGCGCCTGTCAACGTAACAAAATATTGTGGAACCCCTACTCTTTCGTGTGTTTTTACTTCCGAAAATATCACTCGATAGGCTTTGTCAAACTCCGGGTGATTGATTTTTACTAAATCAATGTGAGCCACAACTTTATTAAGTTGATTAAATATGGTTCTCATGTGTTCCATGTTTTTATTTCCTAGGTAAAGAAGGGGGCCGGTTTCCCGGCCCACCGTGATTAGAAACTTGGGTTGCGTTCGTTGTGCGTACCTTTCAGCAAGTACCACGTTTGATCAGCAATCCACGAAGCCGACAACCGACGACGATAGAACTTCGCGCCAGTGCTGGTCGTGATAACGCGAAAGTCTTTGCCGCTTACGCGTGTGATCGTACCGGTCGGGTATGAGTCACCGTTAAAAGCGCGGGACACTTCGTCGCCAACCTTCGGAACTTCGACTACATCGAAGCGCGGGCTAGTCCACTCGCCAGCATCAACCGCAGCGAACACACGACCAGTGCCAGCGAAAAACGCGTTGGCGTCATTCGCAATTTGCTCTGCATCTTGAAACGAAACCATGTCGTTACGGTTGACACAGATTCCATCGGTTTCGTCGAACTTATGGCTCACGCCGACTAACTTGTTTTCGAAGTTTTTGTCGTAGATAAAGTTGATCATTTGTCTTGCTTCCCTAGTTACGAGCAGCACCGCGCCGCCCATGTGAGAATCATATACCCATGCGTGTAGGAAACTCAACATATTTAAACATCGACCATTCTGCGGTCACATTGGCCGGATGCGACCGGTTACTATTTGCGCCATGCCTAGCGTAAAAGACGTAATCGACCACTTCGGCGGATCACAAGCAGCAGCAGCAAGGGCGTTCGGGGTAACGCGTTTTGCCGTAGCCTATTGGGTCCGCACGAACCGATTACCCGCACGCCGGGTATATGAATTCCGCGAGATTCTAGGAAGGACTGTCGGGCCGTCCGTTGGCGCTACCCCGCGCTAGGCTGGTTACTCCTGCTAGCCCGGTTCGGCAGTCTTTCCGCTTTCGCGGTCGTTTTGGGGTATCGCTACAGCGATTTGGAGTGTTTATGGTCATTAAACCGAAGAACTGGCGTCGTTTTCAGCATTACAAGGGCCGTCGTCCGCCATGGATTAAGTTGCACCGCGACTTACTCGACGACTACGAATTTGCTTGCTTGCCTGTTGCTAGCAAGGCGCTAGCACCGTTTTTGTGGTTGCTAGCAGCCGAGGAAGAAGGCGGGGAAATTCACGGGCCAGCAAGCCGGATTGCGTTTCGCGTGCGACTTACGGAAAAGGAATTCATTTCCGCGCTAGTCCCATTGATCGAACACGGGTTTTTCGACGATGCTAGCAACACGCTAGCAACGTGCAAGCAACTTGCTACTCCAGATACAGATACAGATACAGATACAGATATATCCCCCCTTACCCCCCTTAAACCGAAAAAGGCAAAACCAGCCATACCGGACTGGTTCGCTCAATTCCGCGACCTATATCCGGAGCGGGCAGGGGATCAGGGCTGGCAGCGGGCGTTGAAAGCCGCCAACGCACGGATGGCCGAAGGACACACGCCGGACGAATTCATCGAAGGCGCGATGCGATACCGAGCGTTTTGCGAGGCGACCGGCAAACTAGGGACCGAGTACGTCAAACAGGCGGCATCGTTCCTTGGGCCTGACAAGTCTTTTGCACTGCCCTGGTCGTTACCGAAGACGAAAGCCGAGACGCAGCAGGACGCAAACGTGCTGGCCGTGCAGCAGTGGTTAGCGCAATGACCCGCGAGGAATTCATACCGGCCACAAAGCCACGCGTGCGATTCTGGAAGTCAAAAGACGGTCGTGCGTATGCGTGGTACGTGTACGCATTGCCGCAGGGCCGAAGCGATGATTGGCAAAACTTCGTACAGGTAAACGACTTCGATTTTGAGAACGACGCAAAACAACTGGTCGAATCAATCAACGAAAACGGCGGGTTTACTCGCCACTACGTGAGGTAATCGTGGAAATCTCCGACAAGGTGGAAATGTCACGCGTGCTGTTGGGACTAGCCGCGATCATGCCGAACGCGAAGGTAACCCCGGAGGCACTCGAAGTATGGTTCGGTGCGATGCGCGATTGGGACATTGCAGACTTCCGTGCAGCGGCAAGCCATCTGGCGAAAACGTGTCGCTTCATGCCGACCCCGTACGACTTCGAGCAAGTACGCAAGGCAGGGACGACGACCAGCGCCGAAGCATTCGCACAAGCGTTAGCACATTGCGCCAGCGGGCAGTGGCGACAGGTTCCGCATCCTGACCGCGCAATCGAACTGGCCGTGCAGGGTTTAGGCGGTTGGCGTGCGCTGGCATTCTGCGACGAAGACAAAACGCATTTTCTCGAAAAGCGGTTTGCCGAGCATTACGCGGAACTGTCCGACAAGCGCGATACGATTGCGGCGTTGCCGGGTATCGTGAATGCGCCGAAGTTGGCAGGGCCAGCATCGACGGATCGACTGCTAGGGCGATTGCTCGAAGCATGATCCGTGACACGGAATTATTGGCGGTCGAGTTGTGGATCAGCAAAAGGTTGGTCGAGCATGGCGTACCGCACATAACCGCAGGGCTAACGGATGCCAGAATGCGTCGGGAGCGGATCGGGCAGGGTATCGTCGACAACGGACTATCGGCGGTCATTGTGGGACGGAACCCGAAGGACCGGAAACCCGAAACATACGCACAGTTGTTCGAACGGGTATACGGAATGCGATTAAACGAAAGCAGGGTCGATATATGACACTAGAAGCGCCGGGGGTAGGGTTAGGCATAGGGGACGACGGGGAACGCCGTACAGAGCGTTTACGCTCGAAACCCGCGTTTGACGGATTTGCACTGGTTAAGAGTGCATCGGGCGGGTTGTACTGGACCGGGGAACTTAACGTCGGGGTCGGTCACGGGCCAATGTGGACCCGCAGCATCGAACGCGCACGTATCTTCGAGACTAGGCAGGATGCCTACGCCGTCGCCAGTTGCATTACGGATTTGCAGGAATGTCGACCCGTAAGCGTCACCAAAGCGAAGCCGCACCGTGTTTCGCGCTAACTGGGGGTTATGTGAAAAACCTATTAAATGCTGTCCTTCGTGCGGTATTGAAACTACCGGCGGGTACGTATGCCGAAGTTGTAAACGAGCCGCCAAAAAAGGACACGTTAACGCTCGACAATGCACTAACTGGACGAAAGACAAAGGACCGTTACGGTACGAAAGGCAGAAAAAAGTTTATTGGCGCAGCAAAGCGCGAAAAGCGGTAAGACCATTGGTCGACGAACTTAACAAGGCCGTCGACATAGGACGACTAACAGCGCATTGGTGATACATGGACCACATCAACCCACAACACTACAAACAGGACATCGAAACCGTCGACTTCATGCGGGCGAATGCCAAGAGCGACGAACACTTTGTCGAGTTTTGCCGACTTACCGCGCTAGGCTACATAGCACGCGCAGGACGTAAGGAAGGCAACCCGATAGAGCAGGACGCAGCCAAAGCGATATGGTGGCTAACGTGGCTAACTGGAAACGATCCGCGAAAAAGTGGCTCCGGCTAATGCGTCACGCAATGCGTCGAGACTTAAACGATGCCGAGATAACGGAAGCCGTTAAACAGGCTGGATTTAGCGTGATCGACTATACGAAAGCCGGAATCGGCATACCGGACAAACTCGCCATAAAGCCGCTACCGCATCCGAACGGCATTGAAGGAACGCATTTCTTTATCTGTTGGCTGGAGATTAAGAGCAAGCACGGCAAACTGTCCGAAGGCCAGCAAGCCGCACGCGCCGTATGGGAGCCACGCGGCGAGTGGATCGAAGCACGTACACCGGAACAAACCGTGCGTGACTTATGGGAACGCTACAACGCCAAGATTAAACCCGAGTACGCACGATGACGCTGGAATGGACACGCGTATTACTGACGCAATGGGGGCGATGGTGCAGAGGTAAGCCGCGCACGGGATACCCTACAGCGTCGGCGTTTTACTTCGCCAACATGGGCAGCAGACGAGGCGACAACAACGACGAACCGCCCGAAGAAGTGCAGTTAATCGAACGCGTGATATGCAAGATTCCGCATCACGATAAGCAACTGCTAACCATGGAATACGCATCGAATGGTCCGCTATGGATGAAGGCCATTCGGCTTAACCTGTCCCGTCGGACGTATAGTCGGCGCGTAGGTAACGCTGAGCAAAAGGTATGGCGTACCTTGTTGAGTATTGACGATGCCCCGAAAAACAGTTAAAAGCGGGCAAAATGGGGTAACGTGTATGCGTAACCCACGAATCAACCCCGACCGGCACACTCCACACGGTATTTTTTACGTTAAGGCCGACCACCGGGGTATCTATGCAAATCGACATACGCGCTGACTTACGGGACGTAGAAAAGTCGTTACGCAACTTGCGTAAGGATCAAATCCCGTTTGCCACGGCCTATGCGCTGACCAAGACGGCGCAGGAAGCGAAAAAGGATATCGAAGCGGACATTAAACGCGTGTTCGATAGACCTACGCCGTACACACAAAAAGCGGTATGGATGAAGGCAGCAACCAAGGCAAGACTGTTTGCCAAGGTCTACTTAAAAGACGAATCGTTTAAGGGCGTGCCAGCGGATCGCTACTTGATCCACCAAATTCGAGGTGGCACAAGACAGTTAAAGGGATTCGAGAAACTGCTACAGCGATCAGGCGTAATGCCTGACAACTGGTATGCCGTACCTACAGCCGCAGCACCCCTAGACGCTTATGGGAACGTACCGGGCGGGGTGATCACTCGCATACTGTCGCAGTTGCAAGCATCACGCGACAGCCTAGCCAATGAGACGCCAGCATCGAAACAACGTGCCATGCGTCGGCGTAATCGTCGACCGTCACGCTACTTTGTCGCATACCCCGGTCGAGCAAGGACCGCACACCTAACGCCGGGCATATATGAACGCGTCGGGTTCGGGTTTGGCGACGCGATACGGCCCATATTCATTTACACGAACACAGCACCGAAGTACCGCAAGCGACTGAAGTTTGACGAGACAGTGCAAGCCGCAGTGCAACGCGATCTACCGCGCTACTTCGAACAGGGCTTTCGAGTTGCCACGGCCACGCAAGGCACGAAGGGCGACGTGATCGCAACCGAGCAAGCCATTACGGGCGCGTTGTTCGGATAATTGGGGTTCACGGGTCCTTCCAGCGTTGTCCACGGTACGGGTAATTCGGACCCCGTTGTATTCCTAGATATAAAGTAACACTAGCCGCCTACCGGACAAAATTTTCTTCATGAGTTTAAACGCGTTAACACAAATCCAAGCGGCGGCTTTGCTGTCGATTGCGCCACGCACGTTGCGTGATTGGGTCGATTGCCCACGCAATCAAGACGGCAGTTATCCCGGTCCCGCGTTGGTAGCGTACTACGTCGCCAAACTAAACGGCAACGGCGAGTACGACAACCAGCGCGAACGACTCGCGGCAGCGCAAGCGGAAAAAGTCGAGACGGAAAATTTAGTGCGACGCGGCCAGTTGTGCGAAGTCGAAGCGGTCGCTTCGTTGTGGGCAGACGTGTTAACTAACGTCAAGTCTAAACTGCTAGGATTACCGACTAAACTTGGACCCCAACTTGTCAACAGAAACGAACCCGGTCAAATCGTCGGCATCATCCGACAGGAAGTCGTCGACATACTCGATGAACTTTCGTCTGATACTGGCCCGTTGTCGGGAGGCATTGAAACCGCCACCGACGTTGACCGTGAGCCAATGGGCGGACCAGTACCGGAGACTGTCTAGCGAGTCTTCCGCCGAACCGGGCATTTGGCGTACTGACCGTGCCGAGTATCAGCGCGGCATCATGGACGCCATAACCGATAACGGCGTGCGCGAAGTTTGGGTAATGAAGTCGGCGCAAGTTGGCTGGACGGAAATTTTAAATAACGTCATCGGCTACCACGTCCACCAAGACCCGGCCCCAATGCTGTTAGTGCAGCCGACGCTAGAAATGGCGGAAGCGTGGTCGAAGGACCGACTAGCGCCCATGATCCGAGACACGGCGGCGCTCACTAGCAAGATTGCCGACCCGAAGTCACGCGATAGCGGCAACACGCTTTTGCACAAGAAGTTTACCGGCGGTCACTTGACGGTAGCCGGTGCGAATAGTCCTTCGGGTTTGGCGAGTCGGCCAATTCGAATCGTACTGTTCGACGAAGTGGACCGTTACCCGGCGAGTGCCGGCAGCGAGGGCGACCCGATTAGTTTGGGTCGCAAGCGCACCGCAACCTTTTGGAGTCGTAAAGTTTTGGCTGGATCGACGCCAACGATTAAAGGTTCAAGCCGCATTGAAGCCGGGTTCGAATCCGGCGACCAACGGTTTTATTACGTGCCGTGTCCGCACTGCGACGAATACCAACGCTTGCAGTGGTCGCAAGTGAAGTGGCCGGACAACCAACCGGAACTAGCCTGTTACGTTTGTGTGGCGTGTGGCGCTACGCTCGACGAAGCAGACAAGGCGGTTATGTTGCGCGAGGGCGAATGGCGCGGCACAAAAGAGTTTCGAGGAATCGCGTCGTTTCACATTAGCGAGTTGTATTCGCCGTGGTCTACATGGGCGGATATGGCGGTTGCTTTTGTCGAGGCGAAACGATTTCCCGAAACTTTGCAAACGTGGATCAACACCGCGTTAGGCGAAACATTCGAGGAACGCGGCGAGGAAGTCGAGTCGGTTGGCTTGGCGGCGCGACGCGAACAGTACGACTCGACGACGATTCCGGCTGGCGTGCTAATGCTGACGGCTGGCGTCGACGTGCAGGACGACCGATTAGAAGCCACGGTCGTCGGCTACGGACGCGACGAAGAAACGTG